GATTGCTTGTTTTTGTTGAACCGTTAGTTGATAATTTGTCCAAGTTCCATTACCTTTTGCAGTTACGGTTGTGTAACCGCCAGAACCTTTTGGTGCTGGCATTAGATTTTTATCTGGTATACCGTAACCACCAGAAATGTCATTTTTTACGTTTGAAAGCGCTTTGCTCACTGGGTCAACAATAAGTTTCTTCAAACCAAATGCCGTTGCAAGAATCAAAGCAATCATTGGAAGATAAGTTGTAAGAGCAGCAATTCCTTTTGCACCGTCTTCAGCGACAAGTGCTGCCGTTTCAGTTGCGGTAGTTGAGGACGTTCCTGCAATCAAAGCAGTGTTGGCTGCAATTTCAGTAAGAAGACTAATTTGGGTAGTGCCTTGAGTTTCAGCAATGGCTGCTGAAGATGTTCCCGTGATTGATTGGTAAACGCCTCTAATTGATTTAACAACGCTGCCTAAACCTTGGCCTAACTTAAACAAGATTGCACCAACAAAGACAGAAATGGCTGCATCGTCTGCAATGGTTTTTATAAGCGGATGTTTTTGAAAGAACTTTATTGCGTTCTCAGCCCAGTGAGCAAGGTCGGTAATTGTAGGCAAGAAGAACAAACCAATACCCGTAAGAGCATTTTTTGCTTCAGTCTTTAATTGCTTTAGTTTGAATGGGAGTTCACTGGTAGCAAGACCAAATGATTCTGCAAGACTTCCAGCACCTTTGCCCGATAAGTTCTTTTGAGTATCAATGTACTTCTGAAGGTTCTTAATAATGACAGATGCAGCGCCGCCACCACTTGTTCCAAAGACAGTGTTGACGTAATTAGAAAGCGGACCGCCGCCCTTCTTTGCTGCGTCATTGATTTGTTGAAACATGCCAATAAGATTTCCATTGCGGAAATCAGCAGCCAATTTTGTTTGGCTAAGACCAAGACGCTGAAGAGACTTGTCGTAGGAAGTTAGTTTTCCTTTGGCGTCTGTTGTTGGCTTTAGAAGGTTGTTAAGTCCAGCAGTAAAAGAAACAATGCTTCGGGTAGGAAGACTTACACCAGCAAACGTAGAACCAATAGAAATAATGTCTTTAAGTTTTAGGCCGTAGTTTGAAAGGGCAACTCCAACTCGTCCAGATAGCATTGCTTCTTCGGCTTGGAGTCCACCGACGTATGTTTTAGAACCAGCAACAAGAACACCGGTGAGAGTGTTAAGGTCCATGCCTTTTGCAATCTGCAATGTCTGTGCCGAGATAAGTGCTTTGGTTGTGTCAATGACACTGGCGTTTGTAATGACTGCTGCTTTAGATGCGTCAGTCAAAAGGTTAGTGGCTTGAGCGCCTTTGACCCCTGCCTGGGCGATGATTAGAGCAGCACCAGAAAGGTCGGTTGTAGAAATTGCCGTTTGATTAGACAGGTCCATAATGGTTCGACCAAGTGCTTGAACTTGTGAACCAGTAAGGTTTGATTGATTTTCAATTTGACGTAATGATTCTTGAAACTTAAGTGCGCTGTCTATTCCGTAGCCAATTATTGCAACACCAAGTCCAGTAATGGCCGTTGCTGCTTTGCCTGCAAACTTGGTAAGTTTTGCACTTGTCAGTTCGGTAGTTGTACCGAATTCTCCCATCTTGGTTTGAGCCTCAGACATCTTCGACATGTACTCTTTAGTGTCAGCAATAAGTGTGGCGATTACTGGTGGAAGTAGATTTGCCATGTTACGCCTCCTGCGCTGAAAGTACGAGTTTGTTGAATAATGCGTCTAAGTCAGGTTGCGATTGTTCAAGACCTGGCTTCATAAAAGGAAATGGCCGTGTCGAGTAATGAGGCCATCTTCCGGTTCCGTGATACCCGAGTTCAATGCGTCGAGCATAAACCGTTGTTGGACCAGATGAAGAAGAGTAAGAACCAGGGCCAGTCTTTTCAACTATGACAGTTGTACCAATGCTGGCTTGCAAGGCTCCACTGCGTCGGGTTGGTAAAGGCCATGCGTCAGAACGCCATGTGTCTGTGGCTGCCGCTTCTTCTCCACCAATAAACATTTCCTTGGCGTACTTAGCAACAACTTGTTGACCCTGTTTAACAAAATCAAGCGCACCCCTATCTACCCGAGCAGACATGCTTTCAATTGCTGTATCAAAGTTTTCAATGCCGTTAACGGCTTCAGACATTTTTAACCTCGTTAATTATCCCGTCAATTGCAATAAGCCAGTCAGTGATTTCACGAGGTTGATTCAAGAAGTCTTCATGTGTTCCGCCAAACTTTTCACGGAAACGGTATTCCCTAAAGAGTTCAGACAGTTCTCTGTCGACTTCTGCGTCCTTGCCCTTGAGTGCTGCCTCCAGCCGGGCTAGTCGGCGATAGGGGCTTTTGGGTCAATGGTTGGTGATGTATCAAGACGGTTGTTAAATTCTTCACCACAAGCAGTTGACAGTTCGTCAAACACTGCCTTCGGTAAGTCAAGTGCTGTCTCCATGGTTGGAGCATCGCCCAACGACCAAGATTTCACCATGCCAACAATCAAAGCAGCCTGATAACCATTGAGGTTTTCAATGTCTTCGTCTGGCATTTCACCAAATACAGTCCAGGTTGTAGGGTCGTCTTCGACAAATCCTGCCTGGGTTAGTTTTGATGCTGACCCTGCGGCCTTCATAAAGGCTCGTGTAATCATGCGGTTTGTACGCTCGCTAATTTCGCTGTTGCTGTACAAGATTGCTGATGCACCGTTAGGTAAGTTGATTGCTGGCATGGTTTCCCCTTTGGGTTATTTAGTAAGCCGTTGACTGTGAGTTTACTACAATTGCTTGTAGCGGTGAGTATGAAGTTCCACCGGTTGAGTCGGTTGGGTTTGCACGAGCAGTGAACTCAACTTCAACTTCAGTGTAGGCTTTTCCTCTTGTTCTTTTTACGTTCATGAACTGAACGTTGGTCATAAGGAACGAGATGCTTTCAGCAGTAGCGCCACCAGCAGTGTCGTTAGGGTCCGTGAAAGTAATCTGGAGTGTGTCAGCAACGTAGGTAAGAGCAGTGGCGTTTGAGCCGGTTCCGCTTGCACCAACAGACCATGGGTCCTGTTGTGAGTCAACAACTGCTGTGAACTTTCCAGTTACTTCGATTGGCCCAGCAAAGTTCTGGTAAGGAGCCTGTGCGCCCATTGTGAAAATAGGCGCAGTCTTGCGAGCAAGGGTCAGCGTTCCGTCCTGGATGTAGTTCAACTGTGTTTGAGTCCCACCAAGAGGGCCAACCTTGACCTTTGTGTCCCAAGCAGGAATCATGTGGGTTGTTGAAATTGTTGGTGTGCTGAATCCCGATGGAACAGTTGTTGAGGCTGTGTATGGATTAGCCATGAACTTAACTGTTGACTCAACTGCTGCCTCTGCACCGAAGGTGATTTCCAATTGGTCAGCAACTGCGTTAGTCAATGTAAAGTAGTTGGCACCATCGAAGTCCATAATGGTGTATGAGCCTGGCTGTGAACCGTTTGAGTTCTGGTTTAGAAGGGTCATGGTGTGTGTGTAAGGAGCAGTGCTGCCCGATACTGCGTCAACGCCAAGAACGCTCTTGATGAGGTTAGGGAATGTGTCGGCGAAGAGGTAGAACTTAGCGTCGTACTCGTCGTGACGAACACCCTGAACTTCGTCGTAAACCATTACAGGAGAGCCACGAAGTGCTTCGTCTCGCAAGAATGTCTGGTTAGGAGTCACCTGTGGGCTAGTGACTGGAATGTAAACCGGTGTTCCTCCTGCTGGGAGAAGACCGAGGTAACTATTCGCTACTAAGTATGCAGCCATTATTGTGGCTCACTTTCTGTTTGTGTTGGGGTTGTTTCAGGTTCTGTTGTTACAGGGGTTTCTGCGGCAGCCTTCTTAGTAGAAGCAGCCTTCCAGAATGAGTCAGGTGCGCCATCAAGGTTGTAAGTCACTCCTGGGACAGCAATCAATGGCTTGCCATCTGCGTCTGTCTGGTGTGTGTATACCGTTGTGTATGCACCGGTGTAAATGTATAGGGTCATGTGTCCACCTCTTCGAGTACTGTGACTCTGATAGTTGAGAATGTTTGAGTTACTTCTTGTGCGCCGCCCAGCAAAACTGGTAGGTCGCTTTGTATTTCAATGTCTGGGCCTCTGCCGTTGACGCCTGCTTCGCCCCATTGCCAAACGTTGTTCTGTGTGTTTGGTGGTGCGCCTGCTGTGCGGTTGGCACGAATGGCTGAAACGAACGAGTCGAGGAACTCTTCATTGCCCATTGCCGCTACTTCTGCCTGCTCCTGAGTACTACGGAAATAGCAGGAGAATACGAACGAGTAAGTTACGAACTTGCGTCCGTTGTTCGCTCCACCAAATGCAACACGCTCTTCGCTTTGACGTTCAATAAACGTAAAGACAATTGCGCCTTGGAACTGGTTAGGAGTCTGACCTGGATAGAACGCACCCTCTGGCGTAATCTTCGGAGGGAAGGTGTAGATGGTCGATAGTCCAGTGATGTCGGCTTTGGACAGGTATTCGACAACCTGGTCCCTGACGACTTGTCTTGACATTAGACACGACCCCAGATGTTGCGGAAGGTGTCTAGTAGGTCGTAACCGGCTGCGTGGTGTTGCTCAATAGAGGTCATTGGTGCGCCAGGTCCGGCTGCCGATGCTCCTGAAAGAGTGAATGAACCTGAACCACGCTCTTCCACCATTGCCACTACGAAGTGGATTGTGGCCTCTTTAACAGCCGTAAGGTTTGGAGATGCGAGGCTAACGCCAGCAACGTGAGAGAACTTGCATGGGGCCGAAAGCAAGATGTCGTTTGTGGTGTCTGGAACGTAATCCATTGAGACGTTAACAGTTTCTGTGTTGGCTCCGTCCCAGATGATGAGCGCTGAGCCAGGGTAGATTCCAACGTTTGTTGTGACATGAACCGATGTGTCGCCCTTAACAATTGGGACTTCGTTCATGGTGTTTGGGAATCCGTTGACGTAAACGTATTCGCAGGCATACTCGTTGCCATACTGGGCGCCTGGGAACATGCTGGTGCCGAACTGGTAGAACGCTGATTGTCCTGGGTTCCAGTTGGTGTTGACAATGAATTCGTAACGCTCAATCTGAGTGTTGTTGTTGGTTAGAGGAATCTGTGTCATTCCCCCAGTAGGCCCCTGAGCAGCGTAGGAGAAGGAGCGAAGTTCAAGGACAGGCCAACCGTATGGGTGGATGATGAACTGCCCACGACGGTTGATAGAGGACCGTCCGTTCTCTGTGTTAAGCGTGGCTGAAAGTTTTGACAAGGCACCAGCAGCGTAAGCGTCTACCTTGGCTGATGCTTGGTAAATAAGTTGCGAGAGCGCTGCGTCTTGTGAGTTCACGCCTGTGTTTGGAACAAGGTTTGTGAAGTCAAGGCTCGCAGCAATAGCCGAGTTCTTAACATCTTGAATTGTGACGTAAGGAAGTGTGTTGTCTTCGTCTAGTACCCAAGGTGCAATGATGGTCATGAATTATTCCTCTGGAGTTAGTTCGGTGCAACCGCAGCGTCCACATTTGTCACGATAGACATTGTTGAAACCGCACTCGTTGCATAAATGACCCTTGATGTTTCTGAATGTAATACCTGCCACTGCGAAGTCTCCTGACGATACAAGTTTCTTTGCGGTGTACTGGTCGGTGTGAAACGTTCCATCCTTCTGTTGCTCAATGACTTTGCCATCGAATTCAACAGATTTCATGTTTTCATCTGAACCGAAGATTCTCATTCTTTCCCTTTGCGAATAGAGCGAGGAGTCAGGCTAGGCGAAGGGGAACACCCAGCCCGACTCAACTCGCTAATTGCTAACCATTACTGATTAGCGACTTACAGAATTACAGTGTTGTTGTAATTCCTGTTAGGATTCCATCAAACCCTGGCGTGTGGAACACGAATGAACCAAGCGCATAGGTGGATAAATCGTAACTCATGCCAATTTGGGGCCATTCGATGACAGTCAAATCAACGACTGAATCGATGGTGGCCGTGCCAGGCACGCCTGATACTGGTGAAGGAAGTGTGGTTGAGTGAGCAATCACAACACCTTCTGGAATGAATGGGTGAGCAACAATGTTCAGTGCTGGTCCGCCTACTGGTGAGGTGATTCCAGTTACTGCGCCACCTACGATGATGCCGTCTTCGCCGGTCATGTAGTTAGCACGGTATGAAGTTGCTGAACCCTGCTGCTGAATCTCTGCAAGCAATGCTGCCTGGATTCGACCAGAAGTGTAAAGCGTTCCTGGCTGCGCACGGTTAGTTTCCCACATCTCAACAAGCATTGTGTTGATTTCACCGAATGGTGTTCCAGCGTTAAGAGGGCCGTTGATTGCCTTCTTGTAACCAGCAGTACCTGCAACAGAACCGTTACCAAGGAGTGATGAAATCATTCCTGTGTATCCAGGTGTTCCAAGTGTTGTTCCACCAAACTGGTAAGCAGGTGATGAACCGTTGTCTGCTGAAGTTGATGGAAGCGCTGCAACAGAAGCCCAGATAACTGGTGATGCGCTTGCACCTGTGCTTGTTGTGCGTCCAACGTAGTGAGCGCTTGATGTTGTGTCTGTGAGGTAAACGTTTACGCCTACTGCACCAACTGGTACAACTGCAAGAGTTACTTCAACTGATTCAAAAGCAGTTGTTGTAGTTACGTTTGCACCAGCAACACCCTGTGATTCTCCGAATGAAGAAGAAACAGTAACAATTGAAGAGTAGGTTCCTGCTGGAAGTCCAGTAGCAGTTCCACCTTCAACAACAGTTGGTGACAATCCTGCAATAGGAAGCACTGCTGAAGTTGAGTTCAAAATGTTGTTTTCTTCTCCGAGCATGTGCGAGTAAATTGCAGCAGTGTTCGAAAGTTGGCGAAGGTCTGTGAATCCCTGAGCCTGGAACTGAGCGGAGTACTCTACTGAGTCCGAGATACCTTGCTCAACGAAAGGTACGACGAGTGCGTCGGCTTCGTATGAGATGAGGTTTGGACGGTTGAGTGTGATTCCGTTGAACTGTGCTGTGTTGCTAGCCGAGTTGAAGAATGTGTTCAAGTTCGGTACGCCACCAGTACGTGAGTTACTGTAACCAGTAATCTGACGAATCTGAACAGCCTGACCCTGTGCCTGACGGCGTGGGATTGAGTTGCGCAGTGGTGTCATTACAGGCACTAGGAATTCAATTGATTCCTGAAGGTCGAAAGGTGTGAAACCTACGTTGCCTGGGTTGTAGTTAAGTGGGTTGGTGTTTGACCAGTTCTTGTTAACGTCGCCTTCTACTGACTTGCTGAATAGAGCGATTGTCTCTTCAGATGCGCCTGACTTTGTAAGAGCGTCGATTGCAGTTGCAACAGGTGAAACTGTCTTAACTACACCTTCGGTCTTTGAGAAGTTGATTGCGCCAGCAGCCTTGAGTGCAAGGTTTTCGCTAACTTTGTTGCTCATTGCAGACTTGTAAGCCTCAAAGCGTGCAAGACGCTGTGATGCTGGAAGTCCACCGAACAACTGGTCAACTGTTGGAGTTGATAGTGCCATGTGTATGGTTCCTTAAATTAGATTGATTAGTTTTTTTCCATGTCAGCAAGACGGGCTTCAAGTTCGTCTGCCTTCTGGTTGTACAACTCACGGAGTGATGCGTCAGCCGTAACAGTTTTAGCCTGTTCTCTGGCAGCCTTTATTTCCATGCGTAACTTGGCAGCCTTGGTGATTGACTCACCACGCTTGTCAGGTCGGATGAGTGAAATGTCACTCGGAGCCGCAAAGTTCTTAACAATCTCCATCTCAGCCTTTAGCAGTTCAATCTGCTCTATGTAAGATGAAGTGTCAGCCTTCAATGCGACTAACTCCTCGTCAATGCCGAGAGCCTTGCGGACCTCTGCCTTGAATTCAGATTTAATTTCGTCAGTAGCGTCTGATGCGCCTACTGCCTTTACTAGGTCGGCGCTAACGCCAAGTCCAATGTATGCCATTGAATCGTCTCCTGATTCGTCCATGTCCCATCCTGTGAATGGGGCTTCTGTTTCATTCTCTGATGCTTCCCCTGTCCACCAGTCCAAGAACATGGATAGTGAGCAAAGTAGTTCTGTTACGTCGCAGATTTCGTTTTCTTCTCCTGCGAGCATCTCGTCGAGTTCAGCCTTGATGAGAGCAATAAGTCCGGCACGAACTGCAATGAGTTCTGCTGGGTCGTGTTCCATGTCGTCTGCCTTAACTAGGTCAGCGTCAGCACCCTT